GGTCTCGGTGGTGGCCCGAGCGTGTCGCCCTACAACGCGAGGCAGCCACCGTGAGCGGCTCGGACTTCGGTCCGGGCCGTTCGTCTTTAACCGGCCGGATGTAGCGGCAATTCGAGCTGCGCGCGACGCATGACCAGCGTCGGCCGGGGCCGCTGCGCCCACGCGAGCAGCTCGTGCTCGTACGCGACGATCATCCTGCGGCCCCACAGAAATACCGGCAGGCCTGCGGCGTCCGCCCACCGGCGCGCCGTCGTCTGGTCCACGCCGAGCACGGCGGCGACGCCTTTCCAGCCGAAAACGTTGGGGCGCGTGGTGCGCGTCACGGTCGTAGTCGTCGGCTCGGCCATCGTGTGCCACCTCCCGCACAGAAGAGATAACACGTTCCTGACTGTTCGCGCGCGTGACGGCACAGAACCGCACGCCCATGGCCCACTACGCCCGTGGCGAGACCTGCTCCCAGATGCGAGTTTCTCGTCATGCTCGGACACGGGTGGGGCGAAGGCGACTCGATGCAGATGCCGGCGCTGGTCGCCTCCTACGGCTTCCAGGACGACGAGCCTGCGGTGGTCCTGTTCCTCGCCGGCGGCGGGCCCCGCGCCAAGCTCGTGAAGCTCGAGACGCCGGAGCTGAATGCCCGCCTCGCCTTCGCCATCGCCGGCGGGATGACGGGGGAGATCGTCGAGCCGGGGCAGGCGTGATGGTCAACCTCGGCAGCATCGGCCCCGCGATCGGCGGCGCCGTGACGCTCCGGGGCCAGCTCGAGATCGCCGCCGCCGCGCTCCAGAAGTTCGCCGGCTTCGTGATCTGCGAAGTGGTCAGGCCGGCTCAGATTCCGCCGAAATAACCATCCCGGGCCGGGTCGTGATTGACAGAGGCCAACGCGACGCGCCGTGGAACTCACGCGCGCGCGTGCGCGCGAGGCCCCGTGGCGAAAAAGCACCCCTCCTTCACGACCGTCGAGGAGCGGGTCACCTACATCGCCGACCGCCTGATGCGTCGCGGCCGATGGGTGAAGCACAAGACGCAGATGGAGCTCGCGGCCGCATGGGTCCTCGACCCTGCAACGATCCGCGGCTACTCCGCCGAGGCGTCGCGCTCGCTGCGCCTCGACCCCGACGAGCGTGACGCTCTGCGCGCGGAGCTCGCTGCGCACGCCGCAAGGCTGCGCCGCATGGCGACGCGCGAGCGATCGAAGGTGACGGGCCTGCGGAACATCGAGGCGGCGCTCAAGGCGATCGAGCTGCACGCGCGACTCGTCGGGCTCGACGCCGCGCAGGCGCAGAGCGCGCAGGCCGCGCCGAAGATCGAGATCGTGGCGCCGTCGGAAGCCGACGTGCCGCCGAAGCCGGACCCCGATGCAAATTGACCTGACCGCTCGCCCGCAGTGGGACGCCTATCGGGCGCTCGTGCCGGGGGCGACGGTGTGCACGCCGTGGGGGCGCGGCGGAGGGAAGTCGACCTTCCTGCGGCTCGCGGCCTACCTGCTGGTCGCGAGGTGGGACAGCCGCCTGCGGCCCGGCGCGAAGACGCCTGGCGTGCGGATCGTCGTGCTGATGCCGACGCTGGTGCAGGCGCGAAAGGTCCACCTCACGCACCTGCTGAACGAGATCGAGGGATCGGGCGAGTGGGCGTGGCTCGGCGCGGTGGTGAACCGAAGCGAGCTGCGCGTCTCGTTCCCCGGCGGGTCGTGGATTCAGTTCGTCAGCGCCGAGGCCGCGCAGGGGTCGCGCGGCATTCGCTGCGACGCCGTGTTCGTCGACGAGGCGGACGACATCGACACCGAGATCGTTGACGCGGTCTCGATCCCTTGGTTCAGCGAGCCGCATTCGCTCTCGATGACGCTCGTGTCTGGCACGTTCAAGCGTGGCCGGTACGGGCTCCTCTATCGCACGCACGCGCGCGGCACGGGCAAGCTGCTCGACGCCGAGGGGCAGCGCTTCGCCGACCACGCATCGTTCCTGGCCACCTGCTACGACTTCCCGAAGTTCGTCAGCGCGCGCGCGATCGAGAAGGCGCGCCGCGAGACGCAGCCGACGATCTTCGCGCGTGAGTGGCTCTCAGACGCCGACGCCGCAGAAGGTCTCGTGTACTCGACGTTCGACGAGAAGTTCCACGTCGCGGAGCCAGCGATCGGCGCCGTCTTCTCCGAGGTCCTGATCGGCGGCGACCACGGCTGGGAGGACCCCGGCTGCTTCTACGCGATCGGCATCATCGGCAGCGGCGCGGACGCGGTCGCGCACGTCGTGTACGAGGTCTATGCCTCGCATCGCGACGAGGACTGGTGGGTCGCCGAGGCGCAGAAGCTCGTCGCCTGGTACCCGAACGCGAAGTGGTACCTCGACCCGTCGAGGCCCGACCGCATCGCGGCGCTGAAATCGAAGGCCGGCATTCGCCTCGGCGACGTCGACAACAGCATCGAGGCCGGCGTCGACTGCGTCGCCAACCTGCTGTCGATTCGCGAGCGCGAGGGCGGACGGCAAGCGGCCCGGCTCTACGTGTCGCCGCAGTGCCCGAACCTGATTCGCGAGTTCGGCCTCTACCGCCGCAAGCGCGACCCGAAGAACAAGGAACGCGTCCTCGACGACATCGAGGACAAGAACAACCACGCGATGGACGCCCTCCGCTACCCGCTGCTCGCTCGCTTCCGAGCTCGAGCCGCTGGCGGGCGCAACGACCGCGGCGCGGAGCAGAGGCAATGAGCACCGCGATCGCGCCCGAGTTCAACGCGCGCACGTCGCGCTACCAGCGCCTCGCGCGCCTGCTCGCGTACACCGACAGCACGCAGTACGCCGGCCGCCCCGACTGGTGGACCGGCGGCAGCAAGCGCGTGCCGCTCCGCGAGCGCGCGCCCTGCATCATCTACCCGCTGCCGAAGAACGCGGCGCTCGAGGCGGTCCGCTTCACCTTCGGCGAGGGGCGGTTCCCGAAGATCGTCGTGCGAGCCGAGGAGGCCGACACGGCAGTCGGCGGCTTCGGGCTATCGAAGGACGACGCCGAGGCCTTGCAGCGCGGGGTCGCCGACATCATCGAGCAGGCGCAGCTCAAGGTGGGCCTGCGCACGCTGCTGCTTGGCGGCCTCACCGCGTGCACCGCGGTCGCCATTCTGTCGGTGCGCGACGGCCGTCTCTGCGCCGACTACGCCCGCGCACTCGACTGCATCCCGACGTTCAAGCGCCCTGGCGATCCGACGTCGCCCGTCGTCGCGCTGACGTGGACGTACCAGTACGCGTCGGAAAGGCCCGACGAGCGCACAGGCGAACCGACGAGCGTGCAGTGCTACTTCCGGCGGGACATCACGGCGACCGAGGTCGTCGACTACGAGCCCGCCGAGGTCGTGCAGGGCCAGCGGCCGACGTGGCGCGAGTCGCTGCGTGAGGCGCACGGCTTCTCGTTCTGCCCCGTCGTCTGGATTCGCAACCTCCCGAACGAGCATCGCGGGGACATCGACGGCACCTCGTTGCTCGACGGTCTCTTCGAGGAGTTCGACTCGCTGAACCTCGCGCTGTCGCAGCGGCACCGCGGGATCATGTTCTTCGGCGTCCCCCAGCCCTGGGAGACCGGCGTCGACGAAGACGACGGCCCCGCCGCGACCGGCCGAACGGCGAGCACGCCTGGCTGGTCGGCTGCTCCTGCCGGGGCCAACGCGCCACCGGGCGCCGTCGGAGCTGGCGGCGTCTGCGCTGTCCCTTCGGGTGGCGATGCGGCGCGCAAGGTCGGGCCCGACGCGATCTGGTCCTACCAGGGCGAGAACGTGAAGGTCGGGCTCGTCGAGACGACCGGGGCGGCGTTCAAAGTCGCCACCGACCACGTCGACGACATCAGCGCGCGCCTGAAGCAGTCGATGGGCGTCGTGCTCGCCAACGCCGTCGACACGCTCGGCAAGGGCGACATGAGCGCGAAGTTCCTCGCCCTCGTCTACGCCCCGCTGCTCGCCCTGGTCGACGACCTGCGCGAATGCTGGTGGGGCGCGGGCCTGCAGCCGATCGTCCAGATGTTCCTGCGCATCATCGCGGAGCTCGATGGCAAGGGGCTCCTGCTCCGCAACGCCAACGGGATCGCCGCGCTGCTCAAGGGGCGCACGATGGTCACCGAGGCGGGCCCGATGTGGCTCCCGCCACCGATGTCGCCCGTGTGGGGCCCCTACTTCTCGGCGTCCGACGACGAGGTCGGCAAGGCGGTCGACGCGACGGAGAAGGCCATCACGGCCAAGCTCATCCCGCGGCGCGCGGGTGTGACGTACCTGGCGAACCACTTCGGCATCGAGGACGTCGACGAGGCGCTCGAGGAGATCGACGAGGAGGCGCAGGCCGCGGACGCCGCGCACTCCGAGGGCTTCCACGCCGCGATGACCAGGCTCGCGGCGAAGACGGACGACGGCGACGGGGCCGACACCGAAGACGCTGCCGAGGGCAACGACACCGAAGACGAGCCCGCTCCCGCGAGCGAGCGCGCCGAGGCCTGACCCGTGTCCGCCGCACAGCAGCAGCGGACGCGCACCGCCCTGCTGACGACCGAGGCCGCGCTCCTCGAGCGGATGCGGCGCGCGGTCGACACGATCGTGAAGGCGCACTTCTCGACCGACGCACGCAAGGAAGCGGTCTTCGCGGGCATCAACGCCACCGCCGACGCGCTGCAGCAGCACCTCCCGGCCGTCATCGCGGCAGGCCGAGCCGACGCTCGCAACGCGGCGCTCAAGACGCTGCACGCCGACGCCGACGCGCTCCGCAGGGAGCTCCGACGCGCCGGCGAGGCCGACACGCTCCCCGAGCTGCCGATGCCGAGCGACTCGGTGCAGGCAGATCGGGCGCAGGCCAGATCGAGCGCGATGGCGTTCGCTGGCGCGTGGCAGACCGCCGCGCTCGCGCAGGTCGCCGCAGCCGCGGTGGCCGACAGGACGATCGCTCCGAAGGCCATCGCGCGCGCGGCCACCAAGTCCACGGTGCACCACGTCGACCGCATCGCGGCGACCGAGAACTCGACGGCGTTCAACGACGAGCGCGCGGCCGGCGCGGCGACAATGACGGCACCTGGCCAGCCCGGCGTCGCACCTGTCACGCCGCACGCGGACCGGCCCCCGGGCGCTCGCGGCGTCATCGAGCCGCAGCCCACGCCAGCGGCAGCCGCGAAGGTCGCCGAAGCCACCGCAGCGGCGCCGCCCGCACATCCGCCGAAGCGCCCGATCGACGAGCCGCAGAACCCTGCCGGCAAGGTCATCACGATCCGCGTGTGGGATTCCACGCTCGACGCTCGCACGTGTCCCGTGTGCGCCGCGGCTGACGGCGTCTGGACCGAACTCGGGATGCCGTTCCTCCTCCGCGGCCGCGCCGTCGAGCCGGGCAAAGTCCATCCGAACTGCCGTTGCGTGGCGCACCTCGCGACGCGCCGAGCCTAACCGCCACTCCCGCGAGTCGGCACATCCGCCGCGCGTGACTGCGTGCGGCAACACCCGGCCACGGCCGGACCACCCGAAAGGCACTGAGTCATGGCCGTCACTCTCGGCACCGCGATCTCCGTCGACACTGTCGTCGCCAACTACATGGGCGATGCCAAGGGCGTGCAGATCGCGCGCATCCTCTTCTACCACGACAGCACGACCAACTACGACACGGCCACCCACGGCAAGATCACCGGCGTCGCCGCGCTCATCTCCGCGAGTCGCCGCAACGGCCGCACCATCACGCTCGTCGGCGGCGCCATGCTCGCGCAGCACGCGACCAAGGCGAGCGACCAGAGCGTCCTCGGCCTCGCGTCGGTGGCCGTCTCGACGGCCGACATCACCTACAACGTGACGACCTCCGACTTCTCGACCGAGGTCACCAACGGTGCGCCATGCCCCGCGCAGGACCAGCCGTTCGGCATCCTCGTCGGCTTCTACGAGACCTGATCCGCACGTGACTGGCTGACAG